TCAAATCTAACTCTAACTGCTTCCTTTGCAATCCGTAGAGGATTGTCTTTAAATGCACGAACTCTATAACTGCCCCAAAAGTCATATGTCCAAAGTTTATTTTGTCCTTTTGGGTACATATATACCACAATTGCATGACCATTTTGTTTCGAAGTCCTTTTGTCAATCCATTCATACCTGAGAACTTCTGACCAAACATCATATTTTTGCAAGCCTTCTCTGAAAGCAATTGCTGTGGGAAGACAGGCATTTTTTTGATTTGCCATCCAAGATTCTGAGTTTGTTGGAGTCGTGGAGCATGACATTGAACAGGCTCCAATTAGTGCTAACAGTGTATTTTGTATTTTCATATTAAATAATTATCTATTTATTAGCAATGCCTTGGTTTTTAGTAATTCCGCTTCCGTACAATCGTCGTATTCACCATAGTACCATTCTCTTTCAAATGGACCACATACTTCTATTTGTTTTGTACCAATCGGAACAGCATACCCACCTTCGTAACCATCTACGAGTACGAGTGTTTCTGGATCTAGTTTTTGTAATACTTCAATTAGTTCTTTGACTTTCATAATTTTGATTTATTAGTTTCGTCCACTGTTCTTTTGTTATTATTTTACCATCTAAAACAGAAAATACAAATGAAGAATTTTCTTTAAAATTTCTTTTAATCATTAGTGCTTGTTCTTTTCTGGTTTCTACTGTTCTTATATCATGCACTACTTCAAGGATATGGTCAATATATTTTTTTGATTTTTCTCCTGCTTCGCAAATTTTTTCTAGTTCATCTTTTAGTTGAACTGCGATTTCATAATCAAATTCTGTTTCAATTACTTTACAGAAAACTTCGAAATGAGGCATTTCCTTTTCTATATAATACTCAATAAGGTTTTTTACATTACTCAGAGTAGATTTAATACGATGTAGAATTAGATAACGATCTGACTTAGTTTTTTTTAGTATCTGTCCGTTGTTTCCGTAAATAACAATTCCTTCTCCTTTCTTCCACTGATTAACCGATTCAATCATTGAAGATAGTGAATTAAATTGATAACGAATAGGTCTTTCTATTTTCCACTCCGAAGCAAATACATCTAAGTCTTTTTGTAATACATAAGAATAATCATCATGTTTTATTACACCCGTAAGCCACAGTGTTGGTTCTTCTGCTTCTCTCTCAACGATAACATTTTTTGGAGAATACCATTCACAAACAATCGAATACTCTTCACTATTTAAAATATCATTATCAAAAACTAAAGGATATTTTTGTTTCAAAAAAGGAATTTCGTCTCCATTATCTAAGATAGTTGCATCACTAGTTCCTCTTGTTCTAATAATTAACTCACCTTTAAATTTTGAAATAATCAGAGTTGATCCATCTAGCTTGTGGACAAACTCAATATCGGAATCAATATTAAGTGGTTCAAACTCTAGTTGCTCCCCAAGATTTGTAAATTTTTTCCATGATGCACTAACAAGCTCTCCATCTTTAGTCCAAATAGAAGAACGGAATATTTTATTCTCATCGTTCCATTTAATATCATGTTTAATCGGGAATATTAGTTTGCAATCGGTGTTTGCAATAACACAATCTCTAATACAAAACTCTTCTCCTATAGGAAAATTAACCTTCATCTAATAATACTAATTTAAAACAATCATCAACCAGTAATACAGTATTGATGCTAGAAGAAATGTTGTTGCGGCTAAAATGTTTTTTGTTCTATTTTTCATTTCTTCGGTAATTCCTCCAATTAGTCCTATGTTTTAAAATCCAATCAATTAGAGCAGTACTATAACCAATATCATAGCCTTTCTTTTCACTCTCTAACCATTTATGTTTCATCACTTCTTCCTTTTCTTCTACAAATTCCCTATAAATCGAGGAATTATAAAAAGAAAATTCAGCAGCTACAACTGTTTCTTTCACTATACTACTTATCTTTTTAAAAATCATAACTCGATATCCCCCAAATTTCGTTAATATCTAACAATTTATGCACACAACCATTCACTCTTTCGGTCCAAGAGCTATGAAAATGTCCATATAGATGAAGTCTTGGTTTACATAACTTACAAATTTCATCCATTACTGCTCTTTCATCTGTGAGGTCTTCTAGTAAATAAGCATCCTCGTTTGCCCAACCATAGACCGTTTGATTAAACTGTTGCGGAAAGCACCAAGAAGGAGCAGTATGAGTTACGAGAATATCTACTTCTTTGCATTTTTCCCTATCAAATTTAACTATTTCATCTTCCCAATAAGAACGTCCTTCGGTTCTAGATGTTCTATCAATAGAAACAGCACCACCAATGAATTGAATTTTTTTATCACTATATTCCATCAAGGTGTAATCTTCTATTAGTTCAAAATTACTTAAAAAAACTCTGTTAAGTCCTTGATAATAAATAGGATCATCATGATTACCTCTAATGGCCATAAAGATAATATTTCGTTCTTTAAATTCTTCATTAATCCAATTATTATTTCTTTCTTGATTTTCCTTATCGGTAAATCCAATACCCGAATCCCCAACGCTAATTAAATAACAATCACTTATTTTTTTAGTATCTAAAATATCAAGAAGATATGACCATTCACCATGATGATCTCCTAGAAATAAAATCGGTTTGTCTTTGTTTAATGTTTTCATATTACCATTCATTTTCTTCGTTTTCTTTTTGAGTTTTTTTCTCTTCTTCTATTTTTTCTTTTAGAGTATCTTTTAAAACAGTCAATGCCTTTTCATATGAAGAACATTCTATTTCCTCAAAATCGTGTAAAATGTAACCGTGATGTTGCACAATATATTTTGGAGGTTGACCATAACTCCATTTAGTTTCTATATACCAATGAAAATCTCTATCTTTACAATGTCCTTTCCCACCCAAAGACCTCCATTCTTCTGTTAGTTGTGTGATTTCTTTAATAATATTTTCCATAATCAATTTAAAAATAATTCCCAATCTTTCACTTCTTCTTTATTTCTAATATAAAAAGAAACTGGCATAATTCTTGGAGCAGATGGTTTTTTAAGTAATTTTAATCCTGCTTGTTCTGGTGTCCTGTCGGCTTTTATTGCATTTATTTCTTTATGAGCAATGACACAATTCTCCCAAGAGGTTTTTCCACCTTGGGATTTGGGAATTACGTGATCTATATTGCCATTTGTTCTTGTTACTTTTTTATTTGTATATTGACAAGTAAAATTATCTCTTTCCCATAAACTTTTCTGTGTAAATTTTATGGTTTGTTTTGGAATTTTATCATAGTAATTTAAAACTATAACGGTAGGAATTTTAATAAATCCTGTTACGGTTTTTATCTTCCTATCTGTTTCATTAAGATTTAAACTAACCCATTCATTCCACTCCAATGGAACTACTTTATCTTCTTCTATCATTATTCCTTTTGCATTTTCCGAATACATTAAAGCAAATGAATGTTTAGCAGTAGTTGTGTTAATGGGTATCCAATGTTTATTTAAAATTAAAACATTGTGTTTATCGATATAATTCATTATTAATCCATTTTGTATGGTTCTGTGATTACCACATAGTAAGTTCCAGCAACTTCTTGAACTTTAGAACTTGAACCTTTTGGCAACGTATTCCTAAATGCTTTATCCACTAGCTCCCAAACTAAAGTAAAGTCTTTATTTTTCATTGCTTTATCCACCCGATCTTGATATCTTTGTGGAATCCTAAATTCTTTTTGTGGTTTCCAATATGCAAATTCCGACAACATACGAGAAGGTTCTATGATTTTTGGCATAGGGACTTCGGAACTTTGAAATGCTCCGTTTCCAGAAACATCGCAAATTTGTCTATATCCATCATTTCTTTGGTAATGTAAATACTGGTCAATGGTCTTTTTAATTTCCCATGCAACTGTTCCATCTTTCATTTTTTCGCAACCAATACCATAATAACAATTTCGATTTTTCATTAGCTCTTCTTCTTTATGAAAAACAATAGTTCTTACCATGCTTTCAAGAACCTCTCCATCTTGATATGTTAGATCCTTATCCCAATATGCTGTATCCATTGCGATTTTGATTTGACCGGAACGAAGACGAGAATAGACTTCCAAAGCATTTGCTAGAGTTCCGAGATGCTTTTCATCAAACTCTATAGATACTTTTTTAGATGGTTTGGTTTTCTTTTTCATTTGAAAATTTTTCTATACAATTTTTAATTTCTTTATAAAACCTTTCTGTTTCTGGAGAATATATATCGGTCATTAAAAATGGGGATTCATCTTTAAATTCACCATTTAAATATTTTTCTCTAATAATTTCTAATTCTTGAGAACATGATAATAAATCATCGTTAGATATGTTTTTATCAATTTCTTTTTTTAAAAAATCAATTACCGGACTCCATTTTTCCATCAATGATCGGTTCATTATTTTCTATATTATCATCCGAAAATATTTTGTCAAATTCCAATACAGTTTCTTCTGATATATCTTCTGGTTTTGTAGGAGAGTCGCAATAAAAAGTGAAAAACTTTGCAATTTTCCACTTTTTATATTCCGGTGAATTTTTAAATCTTTCTATTAATTCACCCATCGGTTCTACAGCTAATATTAAATCCTCCGGTTCTACGGTATGCTGGATTTTCTTCTCCCAATTCAAACCAAGTATTAGAACCTTGTTCAGCAGAGTTTCCAAATTCTGTCCATGACAAATTTTCTCCAAGTTTCTTTAACTCTTCTTGAACCTCAAAATCCAACTCATCGGACGGTTCATTATATTGAAGTTTTAAATCATCAATATATTTCAAAAACTCTTCTTGACTATCTCCTGTATATGGATTTTCTTCTAACTCGCGGAAATCATTTGGGTCTAATTCGACGATTTCACTTGTCATATATACTTCCATGTTTTCTCGTTTGCGGATTTTGTATGTCATAATCTTTTATATAATAGTGTAACAATAATAAAATGTCAACAATTATTTGTAATATGAATCTTGTCCAAAATTTTCATCCAAGTCTACTCTATCCTTTAACCATGCTTTTAATGCCCAATGATAATATGTATAATTTGGATCACCCTCATAATGAAAGAAAGCATGACCAAGATCATATTGAATCTGCATTAAAACTTTATTTTTAATTCCTTTCGGTGCTCTACTTTCCAGAATCCAAGAATCCAAGAATACCTTGCAGTCCATTCCAAAATCCCATTCAAAATAAGCTAGATGATTATGACGATCCACATGATATAGATCAATATACATGGGTTCTTTAAACTTAATTAGACCAAGTTCAACAAAAGATTTAGGTAATTCTATTTTCATAGTGTTTCTAAAAATATTGGTGTATTTTCTCCCACATATGCACCTTCCACATTAAAAGAAAAATATTCTTCTGCTTCTTCTTCAGACATTCCTTCTTTTATTAATAGTTCAATACATTTGAATTTATTATAAACGGCCATTGGTTTTCCAAATTGTCTGCCAATACCGACAAATGCATCTTCAAATCCATCTGCTAATTTAACCGTTTCATCATCATATAAACAGTTTTCTAACGTTTCTTGTAGTGTTTTCATTATATTTTTTTCCAAACCCAAATTGGCTCAACGAAAATTCCTTGTTTCTCTGATTTACTGTTTATTCTCTTAGCCATTCTATAGTTCAAATTATCACATTTTTTACTATTTTTAAATGTTGAAATAAAATCATTCATCGGATCACATATTTTGTTTATAGTATGATTGCAATAAACATCGCTAATATTAATAGCCATATGTCCACCTTCTTTCAAAATACTCCAACTTTTTTCAATTACAGGAAAAAGAAAACCAGATAACCAATTGTTTAACTTCTTATATCTTTTCCAAGATTGAGTTGATTCGGTAGAGTATCTTTCCACCACAAAATAAGGTGGGCTTGTAAAAACTAAATCTGGTTGGTAGTTTAAACTACCTAAAACATCTTCAGCTGGTTCCATTAATAATTTTATTGTCTTATTTTTATTAAATTGTTTTATTTGACCATCATACCCTTCCAAAAGTTTTTTATTTGGATCAATCCCAATATAACTTTCCAAGTCATCTGTTCCCATCGCAGCAGATAATCTATCACCCCAACCAGCACTAAAATCTAAAACATTTTTAGCCTGAAAATGTTCATACGCGGTCTTTGCAGCGGATGGTCTGAACTGGCTCGCTATATATTTTCTCAATGCTATACAACTTCTAAGAGTGTCATCATTTACTTCCTTAACTTTAAGTGTCCAAAGAGCATTAAGTAGAGTGAAAAAAAACTTTTTATCATACCATGTCCTATATGGAGATGGCGCATTAATGGAATCGCATTTATATCGATTCTCTTGATGAAAATAATTAGAAGACTTGTTTCCAATATTTGAAAAATCAATATACGTATTCCCCAAATCCCATTTATATTCATATCTCGAAAATAAATCTGATTTTTTTATTAGATCCGAAGTTTTTATTTTCATCAAATCATCAAAATCTTTAGAAGCTTCGGATAAATCAATATTTTTTAAAATATAAAAATTTCTAGTTTTCTCCCATATTTCTTCTTTAATATTATCACACGGTTTTGGGTAATGTTTTAAAATGTCACTCCATTTTTTATTGTCAAAAATAACAAAAGACATAAAATATCAATTATTTGTACAAAAATGTAATTTTTCCACTTTTTTTAGTTTTTTCATTTTTTTCCTTCTCTATTTTCCAAATAATTCCATCGAAATTTTCATCGTATTTCTTCTTATCAACAGGACGATAAGCATCACCTTTACCAGCTTGGTTTGCACTCATAATTATTTTTCTTTCTTTTTTGATTCAACTTTTATCAAATGCTTTATCTTATACAAAGCATCATCATATGAATCCAAGGTGAAACCTTTAACGCCCCATTGTGTCGAGGATGGGTACATTTCAGCTGGAGGAAAATGTTGTCCAGCTAAATCATATCCGTTGTGTGATTCAATAACAACAGCTTCATATTTTTTAACTTTGAAGTCTTCTCTGCTTTGTTCATATATAGCAAATTTACCATCACGATAAAGTTGATTAAAATTAAAACCTTTATATGTGAATTTTTTTTCTAGTATTTTCATAATTTATTATAAAACCTTTCAGTTGAAATGTCAACGTTTTCTTTTTTTCTCTAAACGTTTGATGGAACAAATACAATGATCAAAATAAGGACAACCGTCACAATTTCTATCATTATCGAGATATATATCTGGACGAATACATGAGCTTTCAGTAAGATTAGCAATACCTTCTTTACTTTTTAACAAATTTTTTTTATTATTGTTAAGATTCGTTTCAGGACTTTTATAACTTTTGGCAAATTCTTTTAATTGCTCTAATTTACGATATTTCTTTTTCATTTCTTTTCCATTTCGAAAAAATTTCCACAATCACCAGAATAGTATATTTTCTTATAACCCACTTGATTCATTAGGTGGGTGCAACCATTACACGGCCTAGAATACTTCACATTTCCCATTCTGTCAAGACGTATATTCACAAAAACAATATCATCAAAACTTTCGGTATCTATTTTATTTTGTAATTTTGAAATACAATTGAATTCGGAATGAACTCTTGCGATATCTCGCAAGTCTTCACCTTCCTCGGATTGATAATTCAATTTTTTTATATTTGGGTGTGTTTTGTAATTATTGATTCCGATAGCAATTGTTCTCTGTTTATGTATAGCAAATGTCACATGAAAAGTTCTTATCGTCGGATAAGAGTGATGTATTGGTTGCATCGCTTTTGCTATCTCAACAAATTTCTGTAATTTTTTTTGTTTTAAAGATGCCATATCAATTTTCCAATTTTGTAATTTTAACATCATAGAATTCAAATATATCCATACTGTATTTCGATTCGATGCTATTATATTCCTCAAAATATACCACTTCGGGTATATTCCATGCACAAATCATTCTAGCACAACAAGAACAAGGCATCATCGTTACGGCAATAAGCCGACATTCATTTCTTGAAAAAAGTGATAATACATTTGTTTCAGCATGAATCATATATGGTCTTCTTGCGTCTCTGTCTTTCCAAAAAGAAACATCTGGATGTTTACCACTCTTTAATCCATTGTATGCAACTCCCAATACACGATTATCGAAAGATAATGCGCAAGCCCCAACTTTTTTATACGGATCTTCTGATCTCATACTCGCTGTTTTTGCGAGTTCCAATGCATAATTTTCCCAACTTATACGTGACATAAAATTGATTCAACTTCTTTTTTTAGATAGGGTACAGTGTATCTCAACCATTTTGCTTTGAAAACTGTTTTAGTATCTATCTGTCTTTTCAACCAGAAAATATTCAAAGAACCACATCTCAGTCCAGTTATTTCCTCTATCATTTTAGCATAAAAAGATAACTGCAATGCATATATAAAATACTCGGAATTCGGTAAATGTGAAACTGGATCAAGAAGAAATTTATCATCATATTGGTTTTCGAAATTAAATTTCTTATTCGTTTTAAAATCAGATATATCGAAACTATCCTCATCAAAAACAACATAATCAGACGTTCCACATATCCCTTTTTGTTTATTAAAACAAATCAATTCGTTATAACCTTTTTCAGAATACACTTCTTCAAATATTTTCTTGATAATTTCCGAGTATCTTTCGTTTTTTATTTCCCTATTGATGAAATATGCTTCAACGCTTTCATGAACTTCTGTACCATAGTCCAAACCAGTTGTCTTTTTTTCCTCCCAAAGCTTCAATACATCATTGAATGGTATTTTTTTCCTCTGAGAATACTCCAAAGCCTTTTGATCAACATCAAATTTTGGTTTGATTGTGGAAAGAATACTGGAAACCGACTTATATACCTTTCCAGTTGAATCCGAATATGTGTGACTTTCCTTGGAGAGAATTGGAATATCCTCTCCAATCAAAGGGAATCTTTTAGTCCACATTAATCTTTTGTTACTGGTGCAATATCAATTCGGCTGATCGTCTTATCGCCTTGATGCACGATAACAGGTATGAGAACAGCCTTGTATTTAATTAGAATTTGTTCAATCTCGTCTTTGGCCTTCGCCATGTTCTCATCTCGTTTGTTTGTTTCTTCACTCATGAACACAATTTATCATAAGCTTTTTACTTTGCAAGAAAGAAATCACAAGTTAACGTCAAATTCAATCACATCTTGCATTTGAGGATTTGCTGAAACCGATACTATTTCCGTATTATAATACGTTGCACAATCTTTTTTTACAACAACTTGAGAACTCAATGAAAAATAACTCATATCTTGCAAGTTACCCTTCACTGATCCTATTGCCGCATCTATGAAGAAAATGTTGTTAACGGGGTCTTCCTCTGGAGGAAATATCCAACCCTTGATTGTGAATGATGTTGATCCAGTTACAAAGTATTTTTGATTTCCGTTAATATCAGTCGGATAAGTGACATTTACCGTTCCATCCCACAGTACCTCGGATCTAATCTCTTCTATATATGGAATATTATATTCTTCTGGAACCTTCCATGAAAGTATAATATATGGATTACAAAACGGAATAAAATTGGACATGATCTGATCCAAATCAGTTTGGTATTTCGCCATGATATCCATAGTAATACCAATATTGACTGGAACTGGTGTCCTATAAAAATGACTCAAATTAGTCTTTTGTTTTTCTTCAGTATAATCTGGTCTATAAAATCCAATATTTTTATTAAACACTCTACTGTTATCCCTAGAAAAACTTTTCATGTGGATACTTACAACTGGCAGTGTTATATTTTGAGAGAAATTTATCAAGTCATAAATGACTCTCTGCTTCGGAGCATATACATATCGAACTTGAACCGTCTGTCCAATTTCCCTGTTTTCATTAAAACGTTTGATGACCACATTGTTGAATGCAGCTAAAAATTGGATCAAAAGATCCTTTACCTCAAAAAAATAGGGACTTTGTTTCAAAATAATACTCCTTAGTATTATTTAGATAAAAACCATTTCAACGACCCCATCATAAAGATTGTTTTTCATTTTAGGTTTTATCATATTACAATTGAAAACAAAATCTCCCATATTATGACAAAGAGAGTTTATCGTATAATCCAAACGAATTGAA